CCCAAAAGACTTTATGAGATCTCAAAACACAGATGAGATGATGGACCAAATTATGGGCTAATATACCATAAGGTATTTATAATTATTTTTGCAACAATATAGTTTAATTAAAATCAAATAAAATGGCAGAATTTACAGTTAAGTCAGTTGGGGATGAAGAACCTTCAGACCAAAAAATAACTAAAGAGCCACAAGAGAACAAGATCGACCTGAGAGTATCGGATAATGATGATCAAGTTCAAGAGGAGCAAGTCTCTGAGGTGGTAGAAGAAATAGCTAAAGAAGAATTGCCTGTTGATACCGTGCAGGAGTCGCAAGACGAATTATCGGGTATAGAAGATCGAGAAAAGGCTATTGAGTATTTGAATGAAAAATACAATTTAGGCTTGAAGGAAGATCAAGACGTTCAGGAAAATAGCGGAAATGTAGAGCTTACACCAGAATTAGAAGCTCTTTTGAAGTATCAAAAAGAGACTGGTAGAGGTCTAGGAGATTATTTAGAGCTTAGCAAGGATTATAAGTCAATGGACGAGAATGAATTGCTTAGAAACTATTTAAAACAAACTAAGCCTCATTATGACGATGACGACATAAGGTATCACATAGAGAGTAATTTTCTCTCTACTGATGATGATAGTGAACAGGAGTCACGTTCTAAGAAGCTTAAATATAAAGAAGAACTGTATAATGCTAGAGAGCATTTTGAAACTCAGAAAGAGAAATACTATCAGCCACTTGAGTCAAGTGCAGCAGATGTCCCTAAAGAGTATCAGGAAGCCTTTAGTTTTTATAGTGATTATACAAAGGACATCGAAAGACAAGATCTAGAAATTAAGAAAAGAGGAGAGTTTTTTCAAAATGAAACTGATAAGTTTTTTGGTCAAACCGAAAGTTTCGAGTTTGACTTAGGCGATCAAAAGGTAGCTTATAAACTTAACGATAAAGATTCATTAAAAAAACAAACTTCTGACATTAACGGATTTATTAATCGTTTCGTCGACAAAGACGGTTTAATAAAAGATCCTGCTGGATATCATCGTTCAATGGCAATGGCAAATAACCCTGACGCTTTTGCAAAGCATTTCTACGAAATGGGAAAAGCTGAAGCAGTCGATAATTTAGTTAAAGAAACTAAAAACATCGACATGAGTGTAAAACAAAATGTTGGAAGCTCAGAAGACGGAAAGGTTAAATTCAGAGCTGTTAATGATGATGGAGGTTCTAAATTGAGAATTAGAAAAAGATAAAAACAACACCTAAAATTTTTAAAAAATGGCTGTAACAATGAATCCAACTCCTTCTGGAGTTGCTATAACACCTGCTCCTTCAAAGGCAGTGTTATCAACAAACTACATCACAGATTTTGATTTCTTAAATCAATATCTCCCTGATTTATATGAAAAAGAATTTGAGCGCTACGGAAACCGTTCTATCGCATCTTTCTTGCGTTTAGTAGGGGCTGAAGTACCTTCAAACTCTGACTTAATCAAATGGTCTGAACAAGGGCGTTTACACGTTATCGTGAAAGCTGCTACTCGTACAGGAGAGACTATCTCTGCAACTGCACATAGCTTTAGAGTAAATCAAACAGTTATCATTTCTGACGGAGTGACTACTGCTAAAGCTCTTGTTACTGGTGCAAACGCAGATGATATTACTGTAGCTGCTTATGGCGGTGCTACTTTAGATGCTGCTGGATTAGCTGGTACAACTGGTTTAACAGTATACGTATATGGTTCTGAATTCAAAAAAGGAACTAACGGAATGTCTGGCTCATTAGAAGCTAACTCTGACATCTTTGAGAATAGCCCAATTATTATCAAAGACAAGTATGAGGTAGCTGGTTCTGACATGGCTCAAATCGGATGGATTGAAGTAACTACTGAAAACGGAGCTACTGGATATTTATGGTATTTGAAGTCTGAGCACGAAACTCGTTTACGTTTCGAAGATTACTTAGAAACCTCTATGGTTGAAGGAGAACTTGCTGCTTCTGGATCTGCTGCTAAAACAGCTGGATACAAAGGTACAGAAGGTCTTTTCTCTGCTATTGAGTCTCGTGGTAACATTGCTTCTGGATCTATTTCAGAGAAGACTGACGTAGAAGCTATCGTAAAGGTTCTTGATAAGCAAGGAGCTATTCAAGAGAACGTAATGTTCGTTAACAGAGCTAAATCTTTCGAGATTGACAATATGTTAGCTGGATTGAACACTTACGGAACTTCTGGAGCTGCTTCTTTCGGTTTATTCGATAATGACAAAGACATGGCTCTTGAGCTTGGATTCTCTGGATTCAATATCGGATACGACTTTTACAAGTCTGACTGGAAATACTTAAACGATGCTACGACTCGTGGAGCTATCGAAGATATCGATGGTGTAGTAGTACCAGCTGGTACAACTACTATCTATGACCAAGTTCTAGGGAAAAACGCTAAGCGTCCTTTCTTACACGTACGTTATAGAAAATCTGAAGCAGAAGACAGAAAGTACAAAACTTGGACTTTAGGTTCTGCTGGAGGAGCTAGCACTAGCGATCTTGATGCAATGCAAGTACACTTCTTGAGTGAGCGTGCACTTTGTGTTATGGGAGCTAACAACTTCGTATTATTGAAGTAATATTTATTGTAGGAATTACCCTCGTTTTAATTACGGGGGTAACTCTTACCTTTTAATCTAATTTAATTTTAATTATAATGGCAACTACAAAAAAAGCGGTAAATTCCGTTAAAGAATCCTGGGTCGTTAAAGACAGAAGATACGTTCTTCTTGGAAACAAAAGTCCGATTACTTACTTACTAAGATCGTCACATCACCCAAACAAACCACTACAATATTTTGACGGAGAGAATTATAGACCTCTTCGATACGCTTCAAATTCAATGACTCCTTTTATGGATGAGCAAGATGGATATGTTATTTCAACTGCTATTGAATTTGAAAATGGAGACCTTACTGTCCCTGCAAACAACACGAACTTACAGAAGTTCCTAAGCATATACCATCCTGACGGAGGAAAGGTTTATGAGGAATGGGATCCGCACAGAGATGCTCAAGATGAGCTTGATGCTGAGGAGTTTACTTTAGATGCTCAGATTTCGGCAAGAGAAATGCCTATTGAAGATCTTGAGGCTATAGCTAGAATTGTTTTCAGAACAGATGTGTCCAAGATGACTTCATCTGAAATAAAGAGAGACATGATTTATTACGCTAGATCTAATCCAAGAGAATTTTTAGATTACGCTAATGATCCTGACATCAAACTTAGAAATTTAGCCATAAGAGCTGTTGATAATGGAATACTTCTTGTAAAAGACGACAACAGAACTGTAATATGGAATGATAAATCTCAGCAAAAAGTTTTAACTGTTAAGTTTGGAGACAATCCAATAGCTGCTTTAGCATCTTATTTTAAAACAGATGATGGGATGGACTTAATGGAAGCTATCGTTAAAAAACTATAGTAAAACCAATACACTAATGAAGAGCCCCTCCCGAAAAAGAGGGGTTTCTTTTTTTTGTAAATTTGTATAAAAATAAGAGATGATTAATAGCATCAGAAACACTGTTCTATCTATCATAGATAAAGACAATAGCGGATACATATCCCCTAGCGAATTTAATCTGTTTGCAAAAGCAGCTCAACTAGAGATCTATCAAGAGTATTTTGATAACTATAGAAAGGCGATAGCTAATAAGAATAACAGAAAAGGGTCTAGAGGGGCAGCGGATGAGGTAAAAGACATATCGCACAAACTTGATATTTTCACCAAAAAGAGCGATTTGGCTGTTGGTGACAACTACACGTTCACTTTACCCAGTGACATGTATATTCTCAACACCGTTACTGTAACAACAGAGTCTGTTGATGATATAGTAGAGGAGGTTGATAAGACTGAGTTTTTTTATTTGAAACAGGCTAATCTAGCCTCTCCTTCTGAGAAATATAGAATATACACTAGATACGGAAATGAAATAGATATGTTTCCTGTGCCTGAATCCGCACAAGCTATATATTATAGAACACCTTCAACACCCAAATGGACTTATTTATCAACTCCTGGAGGAGATCCTATCTACAACCCAAGCGCAAGCGATTTCAAGGACTTTGAATTGCATCCAGAAGAGGAGACGCAGCTTATCGTTAAGATACTAAGATATGCTGGTGTTACTATCAGAGCAGAGGATGTTGTTAGTGTTGCGGAAGGGCAAGACAATAAGGAATACGAAAAAGAAAACTTAACCTAGATAGATGAGCTCACAAGACTATTATAACGATCCTACTCAATCTGGAAACTACCAGTATGTTCTTTTAAAGGACATAATCAATAATTTTATGTTGATGAATGTTGGTGATGATAAAATCATTAATGACATTCCTAGGTATCAAGTGATCCATTACGCTAAAAGAGCTATACAAGAGCTTAATTACGATGCGCTAAAAGAGGTAAAGAAGATTGAAATAGAGCTCTCTGAGACTCTTAGAATAACTATGCCGTCTGATTATGTTCAGGCAGTTAGAATGTCTTGGGTAGATGATGATGGAAGATTGCATCCTTTGGTTGTAAACAGAACTAATGCTATTGCTGATGCCTACCTACAGGATCAGGATGGAAACTTTTTGTTTGATGCAAATGGAGACTTGCAAGAGGCTGAAAGCCTTGCGGAAACAAGGTCTAACGTAAACACACAAAGATCTATAGATTATGACTCATTGGAAGCTGAACACACTGGTGGTCGATTTGGAATGAGCACGTCTGATTCAAATAAAAACGGAAGCTTCATTATAGATAAGCAGGCAGGTCAAATAAAATTCAGTTCTCATCTTAGTGACGGAACTATTATTGTTTTAGAATACATATCGGACGGTCTTTCTTCTGGCTCTGATGATACTTTGAGGGTAAATAAACTTGCTGAAGATTATATATATAGTTATCTTCAGGCGGAAATTGTTAATAGAAAATTTGGAGTACAAGAATACATCGTTAGAAGAGCTAAAAAAGAGGCTTCTGCCAAACTTCGAAACGCTAAGATTAGATTGATGAATGTTAATTTTGACGACTTAGTACAAAGTTTGAAGGGTAAAGATAAGTGGATTAAATAATGAAATTAAAAAATACATTTCTTTCGGGCAGAATGAATAAGGACGCAGATGAGCGTCTTTTGAAAAAGGATGAATATACTCATGCTGAAAACATCGTTGTATCTAGTATAATTGATGCTGATACTGGAGTTCTAAAAAATGTAAAATCAAATAAGTTGGCTGGATTAACGCTAACTTACAGTGGGGATTCACCTGAAACTGTTGGAGCTGTAGCTGATGACGCTAACAATAAAATGTATTGGTTTGTAGCCACGACAACATCTTCTTACATCTGTGAGTATGATCATGTATTGGGCGTTTCGTCTATTATTTTATCAGACACTAGAGAGGCACCAGACAATGTATTGAACTTTCAAAAAAACAAAAAAATACATAGTGCAAACGTATTAAATGACACTGATCAGAATAGAGTTTATTTATTTTGGACAGACGGACATAATCCTCCAAGAAAAATAAACATAGACAGGGCTAGATCCTGGAATATTAATGGATTTTCTGATGAAGACGTTAGTGTCATTGTTAAGCCACCATTATTTCAGCCAGAAATAGAATTAGTTAAATCTGGTAATGTAGATGAGAGTTTTATTAGAGATAAATTCATTCAATTCGCAATAAGATACAAGTATCTAGACGGCGAAATTAGCGCATTAAGTCCCTTTAGTGAGTATGCTTTTCAGGCTAAATTGTTTTTTTACGACTACGAAGAGGCTACTAATGAGTCAATGCAGAATGAATTTAATCAAGCAAACGTAACTTTCAATACAGGAGGATCAAACGTAGCTTCAATAGAGCTTATTTTTAGAGAGTCAGAGTCCACAACATTATATGTTGTCGAGACCTTTGATAAAGTAAAACTTGGTCTTGAGAATGACAAGAGTCACGTATTTCCTTTTAGAAACAGCAAAGTTTACACTACGCTTCCTTCTGATGAAATGAGCAGGCTCTATGATGCTGTTCCACTGAAAGCTCAAACTCAAGAGCTTATTGGAAACAGATTAGTTTACGGTAATTATACTGAAAACTACAACATGGTTGACTACAATAATAACGATATAAAGTTTGATTTTACCTTAAACAAAATATCGTTCCCAGTTCAACCAGGAAATCCGTCTAGAACTGCAAAAAGCAATAGAAGTTACGAAGCTGGTATTGTATATTTAGATGATTACGGAAGGATGTCTACTGTAATGACTTGTGAAAACAACAGTGTTTTCGTTCCTGTAAATGACTGTATAAACAGAAACACATTACAATTAGTTATAAATAATATTGCTCCTAAGTGGGCTAAGTATTACAGGTTATTTATAAAAGAAAACAAAACTCAATACGACACTATAACCCCTATTATTTTCCATAAGGACAATGAATTTGTGTGGGTTAAAGTAGAGAAATCTGATGTTGACAAATTTAAAGAGGGAGATTTCCTTGTTGTTAAATCAGATACTTCTGGTATAAAAAATACATACATAGAAACAAAAGTTCTTGAGTATGGTCAGAAAAATAGAAACTTTTTAGATAATCTAGATACAGCCTCTCCTGGAGAAATTCTACAGGAAGAAGGAACTTATATTAAGCTGAAGCCTACGAAGTATAACATTAACGATAATGGGTATACTAAGAAATCAAGTCAAAACCACGACGACACGAAAGATAAGTCTGGAGGAAAAGATCCTAGATTAAGTGGACAAACTTTAAATGCATTTGAAGGACCTTATTACTACGCTGTAACAGAGGGTCAGAATAATGACGTAACTATAAGCGGAACCCCTTCTGGTAGCTTCGATCAAAGGTTCGAGATCGTTATTGACGGAGTTACTGGAACAGACACTTTCAAGTGGAGATCTACTAGCGAGGAAGGGACTGAAGACTGGGTAGAAAATGTATCCACTTCTGGAACACAATCATTATCCGATGGACTTTCTATTTCTTTTGGATCAACCACTGGTCACTTTTTAGGTGAAAAATGGAGTGTTTTGGCTAGAAAACCAATTGTTTACGATGAAGATGTAAGATGTCAGACCGTGTTACAAGGCTTTGAAGGTAGTGAAGAAGTTGGTCCAGGAAGTAGCATGAGGTTGTTTTACACTGAATATAAAGGCTCTCAATCAACTACATTTTCAGCAACATACACTGCTAGTAGATACTATCCAAATATAGAGGAATGGTG